TCAAATGGTACTCCATATTCTATTCCTGGCTCAAGATAATCAACAAACTTTTCTTCATATTCTTGAAATAATTCATTGAGTTCTGTCCAATAGTCAAATGCTTTATCTATCCATTCTGGATGTACTATTTGCTCTCTAATCATACTTGTATTTTTATTATACCAAAATAAATACAATTCTGTTTTAGATGGATTAACTTGCGATTGCATTGCTAAACCATATGTACCTAATTGTAGTTTATAATTCTGATTAGCGTTTTCTTGTCTATTTTCTTTTCTGCCAAAATGTTTACTCCATGTAAATGCAGCTGCTGTCTTGACATCATATATTTCTAATACTTCAGTTTCTGCATTGTATATTGCAATATCTAATGTACCAATTACATTTAACTCTGGTATTTGAACTTTATGCTCTGAAAATATAGATAGTTTATTATCCATTATTTCTTTTGAATTAGTTTTCATGTAATGATGCATTGCATTTTCTATATCAGAGTGTACAATTGTGCCAAGTCTTAATACTCTTAATGATTTATCATCTATTGGTGATGTTTCATATTCATAATAAGAATACATTTGTTTTCTAAAACAAGAACCAGTTGCAGATGCATGAAACCCAGCAACCTTACCTCTTGATTTATTATTTTCGTCTTGCTCATGTTTGAGAAAATCGTGATATATTGTACTTATCTTTTTGTTCATTTTAACTCCTTATCCTCTGGCAAATATAACAATATCAAGATTTAGAATCAATAGATAATACCCACTCTAATGCTTTAACCCATCCATCATGATATGTTTCTATATGTGGAACATTTATATTACTATGTCTTAATTTTATTTTATCTATTAATTTAGTAACAATTTCATCTTTAGATTTTACTTTCATGAAGCTGCTAATCCCCAAAAGAAAAATGCTTTGATATTCTTTTTACCTTTTAAATTTGCTTCTTCTTTTGCTTTCTTTAAAGTTGCTCCTTTAAGCTCAATACAATTCCATCGGTCAAACTTTGTACCATCCATTGTATCATCTACAAATTTCCAAAATTTCTTTGTATCATATCTAGGGTGTTTTGTTACTATTTTAAAACCATCAGACGTAGATATTGTACCATTGTATCCGTCATGTCCATATTCATGTTCTGCTTCTTCTACTAATTTATTATATGCTTCGCCTGCGTTCTTAAATCTACCTATTGCAAAGTCTTGTTGACAATATGCTCCCATTATTTTATTTCCTTTTCTAGTTTGTGTATATCATGTTGAAGTTCATTTACAATATCTTCTGAATCTTTACAGATACTAATCATTGTTTTATAACTAATATCTAACTTCTCTGCTTGATATTTTATTTTATCAAATAAATCCTCTATTTGTATTTCCATTACTCCTCCTATTATTAAATAAATTTTTGCTCTGTTTGGGTGTCAAGGTACAGAGCAGACCTTGTTTGAGTAACAATATGTAGGGACTCGAGTTCATTACGGCAACAACCTACTTGTTCTCTAAAAAATGGTGGTTTTCTTTTTGGAGAGTGTATCACCACCAAAGACACTCGCATAGTCGTACAAGAAGAAAGAAAAACGACTATCGTGGTTTTATTTCATATGCTACAAGATTACCTGTATCCTCATCTTCCCATTGTCTAGGTACTAAATTAATTTTAGCATTTTCTTGTATGTATATCATGTCATCTGCATCTAAATAATTCCAGTATCCATATTTGAATATTCTTGTTTTATCATTACCATTGGTACTTTTAAACTCTATATCAGTATCGTTAAATCCTCGTATCTTGCAAAGCAATTGAATCTTCTTCTCTATATCATTAATAGGTGACGTATCCATATAATTCCTTTCTGGTGTATATGCTACAATGTACGGGCCATCTTCATCAACATCAACATCAAATAATCCCTCTAACATGAATATTTTCTTTCTAATTCATAATAGTTTCTAATAATAACATACCATTGTCTTTTATTCATTGAAGACATTTCCCTTGCTTGTGGACTAAGCATATTATATTTACCTAATGCTTGTATATCTTTATACTCCTCAAACATCTCTCTTGTTATTTCATTTATTATCATTATTATCTCCCTTTATTTTTCCATCTATTCTTCTTCTCATGTCATTTTCTGCATATTGTGTTATTGCTATAACATCTTCAGGTGTCAATCCTATTGCCTCAGATAAATCACTCATCATTTTTGCGTATGTTTCCTTATCTTTGCGTGTTTCTTCATCATCATAGTTATGTGCTTGAAGTATAAGCAATCCTATAAACACAGTTAAATCACCTAATATTTCATTTATCTTATCATTTTCCATTATTTCTCCTTTTTTATTATTTATAATATTTAAATTTTCTCATCCAATATTTAATACCTTCAGTTGTACGATAGTGTTGTATTGTTTCCCACTTATAATGTAACTGACAATATATAGTTGTTTTATCTTTATTAACTGAATGATTAATGTCATACTTATGTTCTTTGCCAAATCTATCTTTAACTATATATGATTCACCTTCTTTTTTACATCCTATACATAATAAAAACATTATTAATATATATTTCATTATCTTTGTCTCCTTAGTTCTTCTGTTATTTTTGATACTGCTTTGCTGTACGTTGGAGCAGTAACTGTTATTATTCTGCTGTAATGTCTAAAAGACCATTCATTATTATTTACTAGTATTAATGTCATTTCTGACCTCCTCTGTTATGTGGTTTATTGATTAAATAAAAACTTATGCAAGAGCTGTGCTATCCCCTAGCATTCATTTATCAGAGGTTTAACGTGCTCTGTTGTGATATAGGGAGACACTATCATAAAATGTCAAGTTTCTAGCTACTTACACATTGTAGGCTTTAGGTTATGACCTACCAACTCTTGCAATATAAATTGTTTATTGATTAAGTATTTTTCTACCTAGTTTTACATTTCTATCTCTAAGTGTATTTATTTCATTATTTTTTATAATAATATCTTTTTCGTATTTATCTCTTAATGAAGCAGCTGCTTTATGTGCTAATCTTAATGCATTGATTTCGCTTTGTAATTTATTAATTACTTCATCGTTATTTTTTAATTGTTCAGTCAATGTCCATCCTAACCAACATAGGCAGAATATTGATACGACTGCTACAAAACTCATTATTGCTAATAATATATCTAACATTATTTACTCCTATTATAGTTTATTATAGTTTATGCCCAAGTGTTATTAAATCTTATATATATAAATAGATAGATAGTGGCTACTTGTAAGTGTATGTAAAAGACTGCGGAATCCTATACAATGTACGCTCACCACTATTATGGTATACATGCTGCCTGTTTGTTTGTTCACAAGGCACAGGGTAAACCTTGTTATTGCCCATGTATGGGGGGAAGAAAGGGGGGAAATCCCCCCTCATTGATTACTCTCCCAGTACTGCGTCTACCCTCTCTGATGCCCTTCTCATCTTTTTCACTCCATCAGTTGATACCAACTTTCTGAATCCTGAGTTGAACTCGATGGTGTGGAATGACTTCCCATCAATCTCTACAGTCTCTTCACTCACCATTAGTTGAACTGGTAAATACTCTTCATTAATAAATAACCATAATTCTTCCATTATGTTCTCCATTTCTGTTATGTTTTTAACTAAAAATCGAATTTCCATAATCCGATTTAAGGGTATACTAGTTGAGTTTGGTCGCATAACAAAATCCTACAATTTTTTTGAAAAATAACTTGGGCATAGCTTGACAACTACTTGACACTTGTATTAAATTGGGGGGATTGTAGGGGGGTAAGGGAAAAGGTTTTAATGGTTGTTATAAAACAATATATGTAGCGGGGCTAAGGAATACTATGGCTATAGCTTTAAAAGAACTGGGTTTGCTTAAGTTAAAAGAACAAGAATCTATACTTGAAGGACTACAAAGTAGTTATGACCCTATACAAGTAGATGGTAAAGTTTTTATGATTCCAAGAGAGGTAAACAATTTAATAGATGATTTATTTTTAGAAGTTACTAGTTTAAGAATAGAAAGAGAGAAGCATATTGGAGAAGGGGAAAATTAAAGGCATTAATCATTATGTCTTTGATGATATAAAAGAATTTACAGAATACTTTGAGTCACAACAAAAACAACCTCCGCATGTAATAAAAGATTGGAGAGAGGGAAAACAAGATGAATGGGTATATAGTGACGATAAAAGAATTGTACAATTATTAAAAGTATCTCATAGTGTTAAACATCATGGAGATAGAAAAAATTATAAATTTGCAAAAGGTTGGGTAAGAACAATAGTAGGTACATTCCTTAATCGTGAAAATACATTTATGGATACAGACTTCAGCTCTCATGCTAATAGATACACTTTTTCTAAAACAATCAAGAACCCAGCATCAAGAGTACGGAAACGTACTAAGCCTACCAATAAAGAAAAAGAGTTTGCAACAAATGTTGTAGTTGGTATGGGAGCTGTAAAGGCTTATATGACAGCGTTCAATGAAGAAAATCAAGATAATGCAAAAAAGAAAGCTGCTATATTATTAAAACAAGAAAGGATTAGAATGGAAATCGATAAAACTGCATTAGAGGTTGCTAAAGAATTAGGCATTGACCATAAATATATTTTGCAAAAATTAAAAGATTTAGCAGACTATAGTGATGATGATGGTATTATATTGCAATCTACAAAAGAGTTAGGCAAAGCATTAGGGACATTAGGACAAACTACAAAACAAAAAGAAATAGGTGTAGTTGGAATGTTTCAAGGGTTTAGTCCAAAAGAATTAGAATCAGTAGAAAGAAAACAATTAGTAGAAGATAACAAACAGAAAGAGGTATAATATGTTAATGAAAGATGATGCTGGGAACATCGTTGGTTGTGATAAATGCGGTTCAAGAAATGTAAAAAAAGATGGATGGCAATATTGGAAAGCAGGTAAAAAAAGACAACGATGGCAATGTAAAGCATGTGGTAAGAAAATGCTTAACCCTAAAATTATTGAAAAGTCTCCATTTGAAGCACAAGATTTAGATGTTGATTTCATACCAATAGACGATATAATAAAACATCGTAAGAAACAATTTAAACAAAAACTAAAAGCTAAAAAGTCTAGAGGATTAATAAATATTAAAATTAATCAAATGGGGCCTATAGGTATACTACATTTTGGTGACCCTCATGTAGATGATGATGGTACAGATTTAGCAGAAATATATTCATTATGTGATTTAATAAATAAAACAGATGGATTATTTGGAGGTAACTTAGGAGATATACAAAACAATTGGATAGGTAGACTTCAAGCATTATATGGACAACAATCTACATCTGCAAAAGAATCATGGAGACTTACAGAGCATTTTGTTAATCAAGTAGAATGGTTATACTTAGTAGCAGGTAATCATGATGTATGGAGTGGTGATGGCGACCCACTAGAATTTATTATGAGAGAACATAGTGGTGTGTATGAACAATGGGGAGCAAGACTTAATCTTATATTTCCTAATGGTAAAGAGATTCGTGTTAATGCTCGTCATATGTTTAAAGGCAACTCAATGTGGAATACTGCTCATGGTGTAGCTAAAGCTGCTCAGATGGGATGGAAAGACCATATACTTACTTGTGGACATACTCATGTGTCAGGTTATCAAGTATTAAAAGATGCAGCTAGTGGACTTATAAGTCATGCAATACAAGTAGCATCATTTAAAATAATGGATAGTTATGCAGATAAACTTGGATTAGATGATAAGAATATATTCAATGCACCAGTTACAATTATTGACCCTTACTATGAAGATGATGATAATAGATTAATTACTACTATATTTAATCCATACGAAGGTGCTAAGTTTTTAGAATACAAAAGAGAACAATGGAAAAA